GTACATTGCACTTCGAGCAGAACTCAATATGAATGTAGTTGTGGAATTGATTTTAACTTCTCTGAGTTTACCACGAAATACATCGTAGTTATTCATGTACCAGTCAGGTAGACTGGCAAAGTTATCATATTGCTCTGACTTGAAATCAGAGAACATTGAGGACAATGGTAACATAACAAAGCATTCCTTATAATGACCAGACACACTATTGCCATCTGGATTTTGTGTAACAATCAAATAAGACTCTAACAAGAATGACTGCCAGTCTTTCTTATCTTCAAACTTCTCTAAATTCTTAGCAACGATGTAGCACTCGTCAGGATTAAATGCCTTGTCAGCTACATGAGAGTAACAACGATCACCATTTCCCTTACCTGTGTAGTAAGATTTTCCATCTGAGTCAATATATTGATATACATACTGACCCAATGTTGCAAAGAATTCAAGAGAAGGTTTCATAACAACTATTTTACCCTAACTTTGGGTAAAAGTCAAAAACTATTTTTTAGGAACTCTTACTAGAATCTCTCCACCATTGAACATGTCATCTGTAATCTCACAGCTGTACTCACCGCCATTAGTTGTCCAAAGATTTTCACTGCTCTTTGTGAATTGTTTTGCAACAAGACTTGCAGTTTCAAAATCTTTAATTAGAACTGTTAAGATCCCATCTGTTATGGAACGGACTTCTGCTGGAGTTTCGTTTCCAGTATTAGTCTTTTTTACTTTTAATGTTATCATTTGGAATAAATCCTGCCTTTGCGACTGCGGTTTTAGTAATCTTGCTATACAGTTTATGTAACTTCTGGTCTTTCACAGCAATTAACATTTCTGCTTCCTTTGGGTGTATACCTTCAAGTAGATTAATAAACAATGACTCACGCTTTAATGGTGCTAAGTCTACACGATTAAATACATAAAATCTACGGAACTCTGCATACAAATTTGTCTCCGTCATACCCAATGGTTCAGCTGCAGGTTTAAATGGTGGTTCACCTTCTGGTAATGCCCATTTCTTTTCTGTCAAGAATGCATACTCAAACAACTGAGTTAGAATCTGTTTATAAACAGGATCTCTTGCATACTGTTCAATTAAGTCAGGATTACCATTCATTTCTTCTAATAATTCTGTGACATATTTTCTCATTAAAAATCCTCAAGTTCGTCTAGTAGTAATCTGCATCGGTGTTCAATTAGATAGTTCATCACTGTCATTTTATCACCCTTTGGTTTGTTATTTAGGTAAGTGGTGACAATTGTATCCTTTACATCTTTTGGGATATTATCAAATGCAACTAAATTAGCATTCCTTGACCAGTTACGACGCTCCTCATCACTGCGACAAGCATCAATACCCTTTTCAAGGAATTCAGCAAGTCGTTTAGAACTAACAGGTTTCTGTCTTTCTCCAGAAACAAACACATCATCCTTTGATAGGATGTTTGGAATACCATCACCTGTATCACCTTTGACAATATGTTCAACTGTGAAGTCAATAATCTCTTGCTTCGATGCTTGAATGAATTTCTTCTGCATTGGTGACCACTGACGCACATTTCCAGATGAGAATGGAGCCAACTGTAATTGTTTGAAGTCCTTATCAGATGATAGAATCAAAATCTGTTGTGGCTCTTCCATCAATCCTTGAATGATCAAGTCATTGCTCTGAACCCATTCTGTCATAACAGCAATGATGTCATCGGCTTCGGCACGATCTACATGGATAACTCTCCATGGAAAATACTTTCCAATATCTTCACGCATCTCAGATAGAGTATCAAAGATTAACTTCCAATCCAAGTCCGAGTTGTCACGCATCTTTTTACGAGATGCTTTGTAATGTTCGTAAACTTCTTTGCGCCAGTACTTACGACCATCGCAACAGATTACAAGTTCTCCGTATTCCTTACCGTATTTCTTTTTATACGATTTCAGAGTGGACAGAGTTACATGGCGAATCAGATTCTTTACTTCTGCTTCATCACCTTTCAACTCACGCTGGAAAGACAAAATTGCTGCAAGAGCCACTTGCGAATAATCAACTAATATCATAATTTAAAATGCTCCGAGCAAGATACACTCTTCATTAATACGACCATTTGGAGTCGTAGGTTTTGTTGTAATTTTCTTAATAGCACCATTGAGTGCTCGCTTACCCATTGATAATCCTTTGAAGAATTCCTCTGGTTTGCGGAGTGTCATTGACTGAGAGTCTTTGATACTGAATCCACAGAAATGATTGAATCAACGAACTCAGCAAACTTCTTTAGTTCTCGTTTTGTAAAGTTGGAATATCCTTCAACAAGTTGTTCGTCTTCACCAGCGATTGCTTCGTGCAGTTCGTTTGATGTTTTGACAAATAACTCTCCGATTCGTTTTGCAATCGGTGCTGCAACCGAGTTTGCCAAAAGATAATTCTTTGTCGAGAAAGTTGTCTTGCCCTTACTTGTGATAAAGTCATCAATTGCTCCTTCTATCTCACCAGCTAATTCATGTGCTTTTTCTTCCATGCGTTGCTGGATTGAAATGACATTGGATGGTGCTGCAACAACTGCTTTCTTTTCTTTAACTACTTTGTATTTCTTAATTAAAGAATCAGCAGTGTCAGTGATAAACTGTTTGTGTTTGTCAGTGAGATACTGTTCACGATCAGCCAGACGACAAATGATTGCCAACTGACGAATTTCTGAATCGGTTGCTTTATTGATAGCCAACACAGCAGGTTTGTTTGCAGTAATGACAAAATGTTCCAGAGCAAATTTGAGAAGTTGTTTCTCATTAAAATGCTCTGAGTACCATGTCAGTGCTGCATTAAGTTCTGATGTGTATTTGTCTTGAGTGACAATCGGCTCATTCTTAATGATTTCCTTGCGGGATGCAATGATTGCATGTCCCTTTGCTTTACGCTTTGCTGTCGCCATAGGTATAAACCTCCATAATATAGTATCTATTATACATCAAGTCGTAATAAAAGGCAAGCACTCTTTGCAATAACCCTACAAGATGTAGGGGATTACTTTGTAATCTTCTCGTACAGTTCCACGAAGTCCTCATGGTCTGCAACTTCTTGGGCGAGATTCTGTTTATGGAAAGTCTTTGCAATCTTGGAAATAACTTTCTTAGGAATTTGCAATGTATCAGACTGTTCTTTAACGATTTCTTTAATTAGATCTCGTTCTGCTTCTGAACGCAACATGGAATTGCTAATCTCTTGAATAGCACCTTGTAAATCCTTTTTCTGTTCTGGTGTTAATGCGTAATTCATTTCTTACTCCCAAATGATAATCCAGTGCTACCTCCAACCACTCCACCAAGGACGATTGTTGCAATCCAAGTATCAAATGTGATAGGGATTGCTAATACAGGAAACAATGTATTGAGTGACCAAATAGTTGCAATTGGCATCACAATTGCCAATACAACCACGATTGCTAATATAACTAGAATCTTAACCATGTTCATTTCCCATTTCAATTTCTTTGATTCGTTGCTCTAATACAGAAATTGCAGTATTAAAATGTCCAGTGCCTTCAGCATGTGGATCGTAATAATATCTGCGTAGTGTTTCTACTTCTGTTTGTAACACTGCCACATATTCTTCTTTGCTTATATCAAATGTTTTCATAGTTCAAATTCCACTTTAGTTACGGAGTCCCAACGGAAACTTCTCCACTCTCCGATGTCTGTATCGAAGACACGAACTGCGGATCCAGAAGTGCTGGCAGTCTCACTTTCGCTGAGACCCTTTGGTTGTTTGTCTGCTGGGATTTTACTTGAGACGAGGGTGCATTGCATTTTACGCTCTGTACCATCTTTTTTGGTAAAAGTAACACGCATATCTGACTTGAGATTTTCATCGTGTAGTAATCCTAAAGTCCATGTTTTAAATTCGTCAAACTCTTTATCATTCTTGAATACTGTTTGCATTCTCTATACTCACTTTTAAATCATTAACAATTGGTCCAAAGAACTCAGCGAATTCTCTTGGATCGAAAAAAGATGTATGTCCACTATCAATTATAGTCTTTCCGTGTTCATCGGTCAACTTATTCTTGATTGTAAATTCTATCGTTGCATAAGATGTGTTCATATTATGTTCTTTGATAATGACAGTCTTCAATAGACCATCAGATCTTCCAAACTCATATTCTTTATTGAAACTCATGATTGGCTTTCCTGTGCTTTGGTTGACGAATGTACTGAACCTTGCTCTCCACTGTACGCATGCGATACTTTGGAGTGCGCAAATCCTTTGCAATCGGATCTCTAGGTTTCATTCGTTTATTATACACTTTCTTTCCTTACAAGGCAAATTTCTTTAATACTTCCTTTGCATCTTTGCAGTCGCCCATTACATTATCCATCTCTGCGAGAATAATCATTTGTTGCAAACTATCTGCAAGTTGCTGGTCTTCCTCATCTAATAGATCATACCATTCTTCGTATTCTTCCAATGAATCCAAAGACCACATATGGTCTAGCATCTCCACTTGATACTCAGTTAGGTTTTCTATTTGAATCATACCATTTCCTTAATGTTAGACCACTTGGCTAACTTTGCTCGCTTGGCTTGTGCTGCATTTGCAACCACTGAAGCATCAATAATTCCTTCTTCAGTCATCATTTCAATCATGCAAAGCAAGTCACCAATTTCTTCTTCGAGTCGTTCACGATTCGTTGCACCAAGATGTTCTCCATCAACACCAAATCGGAATACCTTACTTATCGCTTGCGCAACTTCAGCACACTCTTCTTGGCAGATGAGCATAATTTCTTCTTGACGCTCGGTCTGCATTCTTTTCACTGCAAATTTATTCATTAAACTTCCTCAACAATAATACGATAATTCTTACCATTCCTATCAACCACAGTCATTGTTTTCTTGGTTGTTAGGAACTCACCATTCTTTCCCAGATCCCAGTTTACTTTTCCAACTGAGTCCACGAAAGATCCATATACATGAGAATCTTTTTTCAAAGAGTCATGTATCACTTTTGCCATATAATCACAGTATGCTAACATAATCAATCTCCTTCAAAATTAGTGCTGGTTTTTCTTTATAGTCTGTAACCAGCAAAAATAGACTGCATCAGTTTATGACTCTTTCTTTATAGTCTCTCAGTCAAAGGACGCAACGACCTGTAGATGTAGACTGCTGTTTTGGCTGTTTAAAGTCTGCCACGGATATTCCTCCAGTAAGACTTGTGGGGTTTTAATCCCAACTCTTTTTATCACCAAATTCTTCATTATAATCATACCCTGCATGGTATGCTTCGAACTCAGATTCAGTCACTGCTTCAATGCGTGGACCAGAATCACCACCAACACCACCACGATGTGGGTTACGATCACGATGGTAGTATGAATCAGCTGAACCACGATCGAAAAACGATCCATGACTTTTATCAAAACGGAAAGTGGCTAATTGTGCTTCTTTATAATTCATATCACGCTCCATAATATTGAGCATCATCATTTGCACACTCATCAGCATAAGACAAATACTCATACTGCTTTTCAATTTCCAATTCTTCACGATTATCAAATGCGTCTTGCACCATCTGAA